AACACGGCATTGGCGTGGTCCTGGGCACTTCCGTATTTGCCCTGCTAATAGCTATCACCGTGTTGAGCTTAAAGAAGGAACAGACTGCTGGACAATGTTCATGCCTGGTCCACAACGTAGAGAATGGGGTTTCCTAGTAAACAACAAATGGATACATAACAACACATACTTAACAGAAAAAGCAAAGCAATGAATAGTAAAGAAAAAGAAGTAATGGATATTCTGCAGGAAGAATGTGCAGAAGTTATTCAAGCAGTTAGTAAAATTAGCCGCTTTGGTTTAGATAATTTAAAACCGGGAAAGCCAAAAACTAACCGTGAACACCTAGAAGAAGAACTAGGTGATTTGTATGCTATGATTGAAATCTTACAAGAACTAGATGTTGTAAGTTGGACTAATATTGAGAAGGCTGCTGAAGCTAAACGTGAAAAGCTCAAGCAATGGTCAAATATCTTTACTGACTAAATTTAGTTATTTGTTGATCTGACCTATCTACACAGGCTCGCATGCCGCAAGTATGCGGAGCAGATGGTAGTTGAAAATTAGGACTCCATAAATTTCCCAAGGGCTTGTCATTGCAACTACTACCAGATACATACCCCTGATGAGAAATAACTAATTTCTCAATTCCTACATTACATAGATAACCTGTATAGACAGGATTTTCTTCAATCTTTTTTTCATATCTTTCTTCAAATGTTGTTTCTTGAAAATGTTGCTGTACTTCTACTAATTCTTCTCCACGCATAATACGTAACTGTTGTTCAGTGTAAGCAAGCATTCCGGCAACTGGATCTGCCTCATTGTATAGCACAGCTTTACCTATTTGTATACCGCATTCAGATTGTAATTCTAAAACACGTTTCATGTCTTCATCAAAATAATTAGGACGGATAGGTGACGAAATATCAATATTCTTTCCTGCTTTTTGGAACGCCTCAATAATAAATTTCATAAGTTTTGGATTTTGCCAATAATGATAAGATAAATGAAGACTATCAACATGGGGTTCTATAGCCCACCAATCTAACCAAAGTTTACCACCGTTAGTAGTAAGATCAATCGTGCCGCCTCTCTCTTTGCATAGTTTTAACATCATAGGAAAATCAAACATGTCCAACGGTTCACCACCATTAAATGTCCAATCAATTTTTCTTCCTAGAGAATCGTAGTGATCGATTAATTTTCGAGTGACTTCCATATACTCGAGTATTCCTCGGGGAAGTTCTCCTCCTCGAAATCGAATCGGGCAGTAACTACATTCCGATGTGCAGTAGTCATTCAACATCCAATTTATATGTGTTTTTAAATTACTCATTTGTTACCTTATATTGTTGACAAATCTAAATAAACGTGTATAATGTATTTAAGTACTTCCTAGGAACAATAAATGAACAAAATTAAAGTATCCGAATTATTCTATTCAATTCAAGGTGAGGGGCGTTTTATGGGCGTGCCTTCCGTTTTTCTACGCACATATGGCTGTAACTTTACCTGTCAAGGGTTTGGTATGCCTAGAGGCGAATTAAGTCACGAAGCAACAGACATTGCGGCTACTCATACAATGATTAGCCCGTTTACAGAATATAAAGCATTGCCACTAGTGTCAACTGGTTGTGATAGTTACGCTAGTTGGCACCCTGCTTTTAAAGATCTAAGTCCAATGATTAATGTAGACGGACTTGCAAAAGATATTGTGGCTACACTGCCTTTTGGCGAGTGGCGCGATGAACATTTGGTTATTACAGGTGGCGAGCCGTTACTAGGTTGGCAAAAGGCTTACCCGGCTTTGTTAGAGCAACCGTGCATGTCAGAGTTAAAAGAAATTACGTTTGAAACAAACGGCACAATGCGTTTAACAAAAGATTTTAAACAATACTTACATACTTGGGCACACCATCACGATAAAGATTTTATGCGCGAAATTACATTTAGCGTTAGTGCTAAACTTCCAGCGGCTGGTGAACCTTGGAAAGATGCAATTAAGCCTACAGTAGTTGTTGACTATCAAGAATACGGATACGTGTATTTGAAATTTGTTGTGGCAACTGAACAAGACATCGAAGATGCACTAAAGGCCACAGAAGAATTCCGTGCTGAAGGATTTAAAGGTCCTGTATATTTGATGCCAGTTGGTGGCGTAGAGAGTGTTTACGCTCTAAATAATAAAGCAGTAGCATTAGCGGCTATGAAACACGGACTTCGCTACAGTGATAGATTGCAGGTTCCACTATTTAAAAACGAATGGGGTACATAATATGAACAAGTTTATTAAAAAATTATTTGGTATAGATAAAATTGAAGCCGAAACAGAAGAAGCTATTCGTCAAAAAGTAGCGGCTCAGTTATCGGCAGAAAAAGCCTTTGAAGCAGAACGCCTTGCTAAACTAACGCCAAAACAAATTGCCACTGAAAAGAAAGAACCCTGGGTTCAAGTATTAGATACACATGTCAACAAAGACAACATTAAGAATGGTTTTTTTGAACTTGACTGGAATGAGTATTTTGTGTTACAATTAAAAGAAGCAGGCTACAAAGGCGATACAGAAGAAATGATTGTTGACTCATGGTTTGGCGAACTATGTAGAAATGTAGGCGGTGAATCGGGCATTAACATGAACCAGCGTACAGCAGGTTATATTAATGTAAACAATTTAGGTGATGGTAGAACAGAGGTTTCTTAATGTCTAAGACATATATTTTAGTAGATACAGCAAATACATTCTTTCGTGCTCGTCACGTAGTTCGTGGAGATCTTAATGATAAGATTGGCATGAGCATTCATACTGTATTAAGCAGTATTCGAAAAGCATGGCGTGACTTTAACGGTGACCATGTAGTGTTCTGTCTTGAAGGTCGCTCGTGGCGTAAGGACTTCTATGCTCCTTACAAGCGTCAACGCACAGAGGCTCGTGCCGCACATAGTCCTAAAGAAGCAGAAGAAGAAAAAGTATTTTGGGAAACGTTTGATAATTTTAAAGACTTTATCATTACTAAAACAAATACCACAGTCTTACAGAATCCACAATTAGAAGCAGATGATTTGATTGCAGGCTTTATTCAAGCACATCCGAACGACAACCATGTAATCATTTCAACAGATGGCGACTTTGCACAACTCATTGCACCTAACGTGAAACAATATAATGGCGTAATGCAGATCACAACCACACACGAAGGATACTTTGATGAAAAAGGTAAACGTGTTAAAGATAAAAAAACTAATGAAGTTAAAGCCGCGCCGGACCCAACTTGGTTACTCTTTGAGAAGTGTATGCGTGGCGACACCTCCGACAACATCTTCTCTGCTTATCCGGGAGTACGTGAGAAGGGGACAAAGAATAAGGTTGGTCTCCGTGAGGCCTTTGCTGATAGAGAATCCAAAGGCTACTCGTGGAACAACATGATGCTTCAGCGCTGGACCGACCACGAAGGTGCCGAACATCGTGTATTAGACGACTACACTCGCAATGTAAAACTATGTGATCTAACAGCACAGCCCGATAATATTAAAACTATAATTAAAGAAACTATTGATACCGCAACGGCCGCAGAGAAAAGTATTCCACAAGTTGGAATTCGTTTGCTAAAGTTCTGTGCAGAGTTTGACTTACAAAAAATTAGTGAGCAAGTACAAAGTTATGCGGACCCACTTAATGCAAGGTATGTAGCATGAATTTTATATCAAAAGTAGTAATTCCAAACAAGGAATGGATTATTGAAGATCACGGACAAAAGATAGGTTCAGTAGCAAAACTAAAAAAAGGTTACGAATTTTTTAGACGTGGGCAAAAGATCAATTTTAAAGATCTTAAAACATTCACAGAAGAATTTGGTGTAACACTTGTCGAAGGTAAAAAAACTCATAATTTTGAAATAGAATCTGTTAGTTACAAAATCTATGAATTTCCATGTAGCTCAAAACCCTTTGAATCTGTTTACAATGTTAAAAAGAAATTACCTTTATTTGCTAAGAGTGCCAAAAGTAAGAGTCAATATTGTGCAGGTTACTATGTAATTAAATTCCGCAAAGGCTGGGTCAAGAGTTTTTGCCCTAAACTAATTACACTAGAACGGTATCCATTTCACGGTCCTTATAAAACAGAGATCGAAATGAAGGCCATGCTTAATACTGTCAACAAAACATGAAACAACTCAATACATTACCTATAGAAGACTTCTTAGAAAAGACTAGAATTGCTATCAAAAGCAATCAAAAAAGTCTAACTTTAACTATAAAAGAAGCTACAGATTTACAAAATAGTCTTAGTATTGTAATGACTAGACTAAGCGGAAACTTAGATCAAATGCTGTCAGAAAATCAATTTCCAGACAAGATTGAAATAAAAGTAGACGGTGGCAAATTCTAAAAACCTGCTAAATATATACGCACTTTTCGGAGATACGTATATTATGAGCAGACCAAAACCTAAAGTTTTGTTAGAAATTACTAATAAAAAATCCTATAAAACTGATCAAGTTTTAGAGTCTGAAGCCATCTGGGCAGTCTTTTACGAAGACAAACCAATTAACCTCAAAACTACCAGTGTTGTTGCACAGCAACTAGGTCCAAAATACAAAAAAGTTAGTTTTTCAAACAGCGGTCATGCATTTAATCTAGCAGAAAAATTAAACAAATTATTCAATACCACTGACTTTACCGTTTACAAACTAACAACCGGCGAAAAAGTCATAAATGAATCCGAAGCATGAGATAACCAAAATCGTTCTAGAAGCCAAAGGGCTTGTAGCAGATGAGAAGCGGATTAAACAAACTATCCCAATTTGGTGGGTAAACCCAAGAAAAAAAGAAAAAGGCGGGCTCAGACTTACTGAGCAAGGATTTGAATGCCTGCAACAGGCAGATATCAAATGCTATGAGATTAGATTTGACGAGCCCATTTTCTTTACTAATAAACTAGCCATCTGGATTGACCAAAATATGGACTGCCCATTTTATATAAACAATAAACGTATTTGGGTATTTGGAGAAAAGATGGCTGTCCAATTAGTGTTGTTTTCTGGCAACATTGCAAAGTTCCAAAGAGCCAGAGAAAGATTTACAGAAAAACAAAAAAACACTTGACAAGAGACAAGATCTTTGCTATAATTAACTTACTGTAAAACATACAGCTTCAACAGTTTTTTAAAGAAAGTAGATTATGTCAGAAAAAATGTCAGCTAATCGCACTGTTAGCCCTAACGAAGCCAAAGCGGCAATTCGTAAGTGTATCAAAAAACAACGCCCTGTGTTCATGTGGGGTCCCCCCGGTATTGGTAAATCCGATATTGTTAAACAAATCGGTAACGAGCAAGAGCGTGAAGTTATTGACGTTCGTTTGAGCTTGTGGGAACCTACTGACATTAAAGGTATTCCATATTACAATTCCAATTCTAATACAATGACTTGGGCTCCTCCTGCAGAATTGCCCACTGATCCAGAATCTACTGCGATCTTGTTCTTGGACGAATTGAACTCTGCGGCTCCTGCTACACAGGCAGCGGCTTTCCAATTGGTGCTTAATCGTCGTGTTGGTACTTACCAATTGCCAAAAGGTGTTAGCATTGTTGCCGCTGGTAACCGTGAGGGCGACAAAGGTGTAACTTATCGTATGCCTGCTCCGTTGGCTAATCGTTTCTTGCACGTTGAACTCCGTTGCGATTTTGATGACTGGCACCAGTGGGCTGTTACCAATCGCGTTCACGAGCAGGTTGTTGGTTACTTGGGTTTTGCCAAGCAAGACTTGTATGACTTTGATCCAAAAAGTTCTAGCAAGGCATTTGCTACTCCTCGTTCTTGGATGTTTGTCAGCGAGCTGTTGGAAGAAGATGACGTTCCAGATAACACATTGACTGATTTGATTGCAGGTGCAGTCGGTGAAGGTCTTGCTGTTAAGTTTATGGCACACCGCAAAGTAGCAAAACAGATGCCCAAGCCAGAAGATATTTTGGCAGGTAAAGTTAAGAAGTCTGAGATCAAAGAAATCTCTGCTATGTATTCTTTGACGATTAGTCTTTGCTACGAGCTTCAAGAAGCAGATCGCAAGAAAGCTAAGAATTGGGATGCTATGGCAGACAACTTCTTTGGCTTTATGATGGATAATTTCCCCACAGAGTTAGTCGTTATGGGTGCTAAGGTTGCGTTGACTAATTATCAATTGCCGTTTGATGCCAGCAAATTGGCTAACTTTGACAAGTTCCATACCAAATATGGTAAGTACATTATCCAGGCAATGGAAGGCTAAAATTGGACCCTGCGGGGTCCTTTTTTACTTGCTCTTTTGATGAAATGAATGTATAATAGTATTATCGCAACTAGGAGTTATCATGTCAGTAATGAAAGCTGAAAAGCAAAAGAAACAAGATTGGGTAGGCAAAGAATTTAGTTCTGCTGAAAAGGCAAAAATCCTTGACAAGCTAATTACAGCCCGAGTCGGTTTGTTGTTGCGTCATCCGTTCTTTGGTAATCTTGCCACACGCCTTAAAATGGTAGATGCCAGCGAGTGGTGTCATACACTGGCCACAGATGGTCGCAACTTTTATTTCAATTATGGTTTTGTAAACAAGCTCACACCTAAAGAGGCAGAGTTTGGCTTTGCACACGAAGTTCTACATAATGTATTTGATCACATGGGACGTCGGGATAGTCGAGATCCTATTCTTTCAAACATTGCCGCTGACTTTGCTACTAACCAAATTCTTAAAGATGAAAGAATTGGCACAGTGCCAAGTTTCCTTAAAATTTATCAAGACGACAAATATCGTGGCATGAGCTACGAGCAGATCTATGATGACCTTTACGAGAAAGCAGACAAGATTGATATCGGCTCACTAGGTGAATTGTTAGACGAACACTTGGACGGTGACGGTGATGACGGCGACGAAGGTGAAGACGGAGACCAAGAAGGCAAGGGCAAAGGTCGTCCACGGTTGACCGCAGAAGAAAAGAAACAAATCCGTGATGAGATTAAAGAGGCTATGGTAGCGGCGGCTCAGAGTGCCGGAGCAGGTCGTGTTCCAGCAGGCGTTCAGCGTATGATCAAAGATTTTACCGAGCCTAAAATGGACTGGCGACAACTCTTGCGTATGAATATCCAAAGTATTCTTAAGAGCAATTTCAGCTTTAGCCGCCCTAACCGCAAGTCGCAACATAGCGGTGCTATTTTGCCCGGTATGACCAATGATGAAACTATTGACGTTTCTATTGCCATTGACATGTCAGGCAGTATTTCAGATGCTATGGCTAAAGACTTCTTGTCAGAAGTCAAGGGCATTATGGACGAGTATGTTGACTTCAAATTAGACTTGTGGTGCTTTGATACTCAAGTATATGGCTATCGACAATTTACAGGCGATACCGCTGATGAGATTATGAGCTATGAATGCAAAGGTGGTGGTGGAACAGACTTTGACGTAAACTATGACTTTATGAAAAATGAAGGTATTGAACCCAAAAAGTTCATCATGTTTACAGACGGATATCCTTGCGGTAGCTGGGGTGACGAAGACTATTGCGACTCATTGTTTATTGTACACGGCAATGAAACCATAGTTTCTCCATTCGGCCAGACAGCCTATTATAAATAAAGTAGGTACATAATGTCGCTAAATAGAGGGACAGTTAATGCGTTAAATGTTTTGGGATTTAGGAAGCTATCCTTTATTCCAGAACACTTTGCTAGACTCTCTATAGATCATAGGATAGATGTTAAGTCCGTAGAGCATTGGATTGAATACAATCTTAACAGTAGGTATGCAATTTGTAGAAACTACGGATTAGATCATGCTAGAAAGGTTATCGAAATTACAGAAATCGGTCTAGAGGATGCTAAAGAACTAACTATGTTATCATTAGGGTGTCAACATTTACATAAGAAAAAGGAATTATTTTAAAATGGAAAATCAAGAACAAGCACAAATGGAAACTCAACCAGTAGGCGGTGAAGCACCAGCGGCAGCACCTACTCCAGAGTTAACAATTACAGATTTAATTAACATCAGAGCAGTAGTAGATGTTGCAGTTCGCCGTGGTGCATTTGGCGCCAGCGAAGCGTCAGCAGTTGGAGCAACTTTTGACAAGCTGAACACGTTCTTAAATGCTGTTGCACCAGCAAAAACTGAAGAACAACCACCAGCACAATAAAAGGAGAAGCACATGAAACATGTGGGAAAAATGAAAAACAACTCTGCTAGAGTTGCAGTAGCATATAGAACACTACCAGGTGATTCAGCAAGTGCCTTAGTTATTGGTACTTCTGGTTTACCGGATGCATATCACGATTCGTTGATGGCATTGATTGAGAGCGATGCAGGACAACAAGCTAATGAATTGGCTGATGTATTAGCAACACGTAGGTTTCCAGACGGAGGCGTAATGCTCCAGTGGCTACATGCAGGCGGACACTTGAAAAAAGTTCCTACTACTCTTGTGCTAATGACTCCAAACAACCAAAGTTTGATTCCGCTTAACGAACTCAATGTTGTTATTGCAGAACAAAAGGGGGTTGCCGTTGACGAGCTAGCAGTTACTGAAGACGGCAAACCTGCTACAAAGAAAGAACTAGCTGCCGCTAAAAAGAACAAGGAAGAAATCATTGTTACTAGCGAAGTTGAAGCAAATGTTAGTAGCAAAGAAATGACTCCTACTGAGATGCGCTCAAGGGCAGACAAACTCTTTAAAGAAGCACAGGCTCTACGCAAGCAGGCAGATGCAGTTGATCCACCAAAGAGTAAGAAAAAAGAAGCCGCAGTAGTGGACATTGAATAATGCATCCAGATAAGGTCTACCTCGATGCTCTAAAAAATATTTTGGAGAACGGTGAAGACCGTCCAGATCGAACAGGAGTTGGTACACGAAGTATCTTTGGTCTCCAAATGCGTTTTAATTTAGAGGACGGCTTCCCTGCTATTACTACAAAAAAGTTAGCATGGCGGGCCGTTGTATCTGAATTACTTTGGTTTATTGAAGGCAGTGGAGATGAATATCGTTTAAGAGAAATCCTACACGGTGATCGATATTCTGAAAAGAGAACTATCTGGACTGATAATGCAGAAGCAGACTACTGGGTTAAACGTAAACTACAAAGACATCCAGGCGATCTAGGTCGTGTTTATGGAGTCCAGTGGCGTAGATGGCGTAAACCGTTAGTTCGTATTAACAAGGTTGTATTGCAAAATCACGATCAGTTGTTAGAATTAATCAACGGCATTAAAGAAGATCCTTACAGTCGCAGACATATCATTACAGCATGGAATCCAGGTGAACTAGACTTAATGGCTTTGCCGCCATGCCATATGATGGCACAGTTTTATGTTAATAATGGAAAGTTAAGCTGTCAGATGTATCAACGTTCAGCTGACATGTTTCTTGGAGTGCCATTTAACATTGCTAGCTACGCATTGTTTACACATATGATAGCCCAGGTATGTAATTTAGAAGTTGGAGAGTTAATTATTACTCTAGGCGATGCTCATATCTATAACAATCATTTTGATCAAGTTAAAGAACAACTCAAACGTGAACCAAAACCGTTAGCTACGTTAGAATTAAATTCAGAAATTTCTGTTATTACTGAGTTTGAAATGGAAGATATTGAACTAGTTGGCTATGAAAGCCACGATGCTATTAAAGCACCAATGGCTCGTTAAACTACTAATACTTCAATTACCCCAAAGCCCTCGGATTGAGTTCCTAGGGCTTTTCCTATTACAGAACCCTCTTCAGCATGAGATGCCCAACTTGCGGCATACCCCGGATAGTTACTTGTTACTAATAGATCACCCTTGTTTATAGACCCTACAACTTTGCACAAAACACGACCTTTTAAAGCAATAAAGGGGTGAGTTTCGTCGGTTCCTGCCTCAGAATTCATCATATAAGCGGGGTTTTTACTCACTATGCCCGCTACCCTTGTATCTGCATATTTGTCAGTTACAGTAACTTCTTTATCTCCACCAATTACTAGAACAGTACCGTATTCATAGACTGCATCGGCTCCATAACGCTCTGCCAAATCTGCATAACGTGCTCGAGCTGCCGTAGTATCTAAAACTCCAATGGAAGGATTAAAAGTAATACCAGAACTCTTATAAGCAGTATTAGTAACAGTATTAATAAACGGAACCCAGAATGATGCGTTAGTGTTAGTAGTTTCAGCACTAATACCAGAACTAGCAGTAGCAATATCAGCATGTAATGCGTTCAATGCTTCAGCCGCAGTTCCCCAAAAATAACTGCTAGTAGTTAATCCAGTAACTTCACTTCTAGAAGATCCTGAAACAGGATGGGCACCTTGCAGGGTAATACCTTTTACAATTTTTGTAAAACTAGTAGTCCTAGAAGCATAAGATGGCGGGGTAGTATAAACCTCGTCCATATCGTATGTTTCAGCTGACACTATAGCAATTACTTCGTCATTGGTGCCTAATACCGCTTTGATATTATAAACTGGAAGATCTGGAACCAAGACATTATATTCAAAATCACTGCGCCATTGCGCTTTTATATTAGCTCCGGTTGCGGGGCCAACAGTAACATATTCAATACCACTCCAAATTTTTAATTGGCCGCTTACTAAATCATACCACAGTTGTCCTTGGTCAACATCTGCTGGGGCAGTTTCACTAGCATTTAATTTCGATAAAGGTTTAAATTTGGCAGGAACTGTGCCACTAGCTTCAGCATAACAAATGTTTAATGTGTTGTCTAACGTATTATACCAAGTTTGTCCAATTAATGGATTCAATGGTGGGGTTGTATTTGAAAAATTTTCTAATAATTTTAAAAAATTTTCATTCTGTATTTCACCATAGCCTGCATAATTCCTACCTACAAATATTAGATCAGTAGTTTGATCTAATGAAGCATCCTGAACTACTGTAATTTGTTGACCGTTAGTTTTGTTTATAATATATGGCATTTAGTATTCCTTATGGAACAATGTTAAGAAAAGTTGAAGTTGACCACAACCATGATGCTGTTGCAGTAGTATATGCATACCCATTTAAAGGTTCCCACCAGATTGATCCGAATGTGTCAGTTAGATGGAATTTTCTAACCGAAGTTGTTGTATTATAAACACATACCACCGATGCTGTAGAAGCTGGAAGATATGTAGATGTTGAAAACATTTTAGCAAGATCGGCAGCAATAGCACGATTAGCATCATCGTAGGCTACAAGATTAGTAGTAGTGTTAGTAGAAGTATAAGATCCATATGGGGTTATATTATAATATGCTGTTAGATCTGTATTAGGATGGTTTCTAACATTCCATCCATTTATCTTAACACTTCCAAATACATTTAAATTTTTAAATATAGTAACACCTTCCTCGATAGGTTGTACAGATGAAAGTCCAAGTAGTATTGTAGAAGAGCTTGCCTCCATTACAAAAGAAGAAGTAGAAATTAAACCTATGTAACTTCCATAAGAATTAATTAAACTGGCTTTCTGAGCAAGTTTTGTATTATTATCTCTTATAGGAACCTGAGATGGTAATATTCCAAACGTGCCCAATAGTCCAGAAGCAGAAGGTCCTACTAAATTGTAACTATTACCATCCCATACTTTTAATTGACTGTTAACAGTATCATACCAGAAGTCGCCAGTGCTGGTTGTTATAGGAGCTGTTCCACTAACGTGCGATCCGTATGTTGGTTGAAAAGAGCTACCATCATACACTGTAAGTCTCTTAGTAGTTTTATTAAACCACAATTGACCAGTTTGCGGACTTCTAGGTTCTTCTGCTGCCGGCGATGCAAAACTGGTTAACAATCTAACCAGGTTAGTATTGTAATATTCGCCGTAGTTATTAACGTTTTTACCTATTAAATCTAGGCTAGTAGAATAGCTATCAACATCGCCTACTGCAATAGTTGATAAAACTGTTCCGTCGTTGTTGTATATAGTATAGGCCATTTTATGTCTTTATATGATAATAAATTGGAGCTCCATTAGTTCCAGATACTGTAGCAGTTGTTAAATCAGGAATTCTAAATTTTCCAAAAGAAGCTGTACCATAGGTAGTTCCAATAAGTGCAAACAAACTAACATAAGTTGTTGCTGTATGTTCAGATCCGTTACAGTATAACCAACCTGTATATGGTCCAGGATTTACATATCCGATGATCATACCTGTTGAAATTAAATTAGTATATACGTCCGATAAGAAATCACGTTTACTAATCTGCTCTAGCCCAGTAGTTGCACCCGATGCTGTGTTCAATACCATTAAGGTCTGCGTAGCAGTTGTCGAAGACGTAACAGATTGTGCAGAAATTAATGTAGTCGAAGCAGTAGTAACTAATGTTACATTGGCTGCTCCGTTAAATTGTACCGGAGTTTGGGTAATCATCTGCCCCGATATTTGGAAATTTCTTACAGTTTCTAAAGTAGTAGCAGTAGTAACACTACCATAAATCTTAACATAAGTGGTAGAGCTACCAATATTTTTTACATATACGCTTTCAAAAGGCTTGCTTGCAGATCCTAGATCTGTAGTTGAGTTAATTGGAACAACATCTCCAACAGTTATTGAAGATGCTGTTGATAATTCTGTTCTACCGTATACAGTTAAGTTTCCAACAACAGTTGCATTGCCAGCAACAGTAGTAGATCCTCCTAGATCAAGCACAGACGTTGACGAACTAGCAGCTGATATTGTTAAATTTTCTTTAAATATGCCGCTACCGTTAACAGTTAATGCAACACCACTGACTGTATTGGTATTGATAGCAACTGTGCCTAAGAAACTATCAAATTTAATATAAGATTTGTTGTTTATTCCAAGTTTTAGTATAGAACTATTATTGTCAAAATTAATAACAGCTCCAGTTGTTGTTGTGTAAATTTGTATTTCTCTACCGTTTTGTCTCTTAACAAATAATCCTTGAGGAGATTCTACAACCAATGATCCAGAATGCGTTTGTCGTTGAGAGGAAGGCACAGTATTTTTCATTACTTCGCTTGCCTGTATATAGATACCATTAGAAATTTCTAGTGATTTAGCTCTATCTGCAAGACCGTTAAACTTAGCAGCGACTCGAGTAGTAAGATTAATACCAGGATTTAAACTAGCAAAACCATCAATAACTGTTCTAGGAGTGAATGTATGATACGCAATAATTTCAATGACTTTACCGTTAACCCAATTTAGAATTACTGGATAAGTCCCGCCCGTATTACTTACTAAATTTACTGATTCGCTGCCTGTTTTAGTTTCACCAGTTGAAACATTTGGACCTACCAGCGTCCATGTATTACCGTATCTGATTTTAAGTTGGGTATTTCCTGTGTCAACCCACATATCTCCATCAATTAAATTTTGGCTATATTCTATACTAGGATCGTTTGCTTGTTGATAAATCCCATTTGCACTAGGCCAACGGGCACTGGTTGCGGCGCCATTATTAACACGTAAAACTTTACGAGTTGGATTACTAGTATCATACCATAATTGCCCTTCAATTGGATTTAACGGTGCGTTAGGGCTAGCAAAATTTTCTAATAATTTTAAAAAATCTTGAGCAATAGTTTCACCGTAGGCAACATATCCAGGTCCTACGAGATCTAAACTAGTACTATAATTATTTTTAGTAGGTCCAGAAATAGTAATAGTATTAGTTTTACTAGGATCTGAAAAATTTAGTGTATATTGTGTCGCCATGATTAGTTTCCAATATTACTCAAGCTCTGAATTCTTATTGTATAATCAATTTGAATTAATCTGTTCAAACTTTTTTGTACAGGGTGGAAAATAACATGAGTTAATAACATTCCAGTGTTAGGACCTTCAGTGCTAAAAGATTTTAATCCTAATTCGTCAAAAACATACGCACCTTCTGAATTTGTTGCATTATCAAAAGCAGCTTGGTCGCTAGGTTCGCCAAAGTCTAACAAACAACTTACAAGAACATCAGTGTAAGCAACACCAGCAATGTGTCTAGTTTCCATAAAGTTTCTTGCAGGATCTAAAGAATAGCTTTGTTTAGCATCAACTGTTTTGTAATAAGTTTGATTATACAAGGCAGCAACATTACCTGTATTATTTGGAGTTAGATATGTAATAATACCTGTAGGGTCGACTCTAGTTCCTCCGTTACCAAACACCATCTCTGCAATAGTTCCTTCGCCCTGATTTGCTATACTCTGTGCCAATGCAATAGAGAAATTTTCGTAGTGAATAGCGTTTCGTTTATTAATAAAGACTTCTTTAGTCTGAGGATCATATATCTTAATATGTCCTTGGATGCTAACACTACCTGCTTCGTTGGGTTTAGAAGGAGTAGGCGCTATAGGATCTTTTGGTAAATTGCTCATGTTTTTATCTTCCATACTGATATTTATCCATATAATTTATTCGTATTTTATCTTCCGTATCTGTAGATTTTAGGTCTAGGCCATGCCTGTCCTGCGCTGGGGCGAAGGCCTTGATTTACTTTAGGACCAACTTGCCCGTCAACTGGGCGTTCTTTATAAAAATATAAAAATCTATTGGCGGATCCTTGAAGGTCAGTAAAATCAGCCGGGCCGCCTGTGCTTGCTGTAATTTGATTAGTCTTAGCATGTGTTTGTATATAGGCCCTTGCTTGAGTTTGATTTATCCTAGGCCAAGTTTCAGCTAAACAAGCAATTACGCCAGCTACCTGCGGGCTTGCCATTGAGGTTCCAGTGTATTTGGTTATATAGTAATCCGTATCTCTTAAATCATTAGAATAAACACCCAATGTCGAATTTACACTACTCATAATAAATCTGCCAGGAGCATAAGCATCTACCCTAGGTCCACAGTTACTTGAAGTTATTTTTGAATCATTAAATAGGGAACTTATTGCACCAACTGTTATAGCATTTTCTACAGATGTTATTGTTCCCCGCATATAATAATATGTTGTTGGACCAGAAATAAAATAGTTGTTATAGTCATCAGAAGTTGAATCAGACGGGTTTGCAATTTTAGCATACGCATTGCCGGCGGCACCAACAACAATAACTCCAGCAGCCATTAGGTCAATTAGATCTTGTTCAGTACTTGTATTTCTTCTGCTAGTAAAAGTAAATCCACCTGAGTTAAAAATTCCATATCCTAAAAGTTGAGATGACGTAAACGGGCCATTAACACTAGTTCCTCTATATCTAACAGAGGTAATTGTAGTAATATCTACACTAGTGAACACTCCGTAACTATGATTTGTTATTGTAGGATTTTTAACTCCTGTAATAGGATTAACTTCTTTACGTTGATGCCATACTTTGATATAATCTGCAAGAAACGTTGAATAGCCTGGGAAAAAAGTTGCATTAGGATTTGTAGAATAAGGATTTATATTATAGATATTTGCATCGTGGGCCCAACCTTGTGTATTTCCTGCAAGTATTCCAGCAACGTGGGCCCCGTGATCATTATCAGATGTCCTAGCAGAATAACCATTACTGTCAGTAAAAGGATATGAAGGATCAACATACGGACCGTACTGATAGTATGATGTAGACGGATTGTCAAACCCAATTACAATAGTATCAAGCTCAAACCAGTCGTATTGATTTACTCGTGAACCGCCAGTTCCGTCAACATTAACTGCAAATTCAGGATGAGCTGGATCCATGTGGCCATCTACAATTACTACATCAACATGTTTTCCGCTGGCGGTTACATTAATAGTACCTGATGCCCCAGGAACACCGTTTGATCCCCAGCTTGCTCGCTGAACTCCTTCAACTGATCTTAGTAGTCCCCAATTCTTAAAGTTAGAGGATACTGAATTAGATTTGTTCCAAAACGTACTAGATTGAATCCAGCTTGGTCGAATTTCAAGTCCTGCTTCTTCAAGTGATAATTCAACTGCCATGACTCTAGAATCTTTTCGAACTAACTCAGCTTCTTCATCTGTTAATCTATAATGAGTGTTTCTGCTAACTGGTCTGCGAACAGCTACTGGTACTGCTCTGTCAGGAATGAATAGAGCGCCGCCAGGAGTCTCCATATCATCGTAAAAAGAATCTAGATCCTCGTGCTTGTGTAAAGTTATAACATATTCGCGCTCTTGCATTTTAGCTTTCCAATTGTAGTAATGTTAAACTAACATTTATAACTCTAGAAGATACATCTTTATTAGTGACTGCTAGATATATTGTAGAAGTTGTTGAAACATCATTGTTAAATCCAAGAACACCAGGAGTAATTAATTGTGTCAGCGAGCCCGATGTAGTGATAACTTCAGCTAAAATTCCACTACCAGGAGTAGGGTCATTGCCTTCTGTTCGGCTAGCATCAGCAGTTCTACTAGCACCATCTGTGTAAATTCTTACCCAGGCAGGATAGTTGGTTACTACTTTTGATAATAGATAAGATTTAAAACCTTCTACTTGACAATTTTCCGTAGCGTCTGCTAGCACTGATAGTGCTGTTGTTCCTACAACCGTAGTCCTTGTTGACAATCCAATACCTGCACCAACTGACGCTGGTTTCCAAACTGAACTAACTGAGTTCCATACCAAGGCTTGTCCATTTGTCGGGGGTGTTGTTACTGTATCAACATCAAGAAAAACATTAATACTTGTAGCAGTATATGCAGCTGGAATTCCAGACAATGAAGAATAATTTCCTGTGGTAGAAACTTCTGATAATGTAAGCCACTTAGTATTATAATCAGCGGAGTCAATTTTTGCTAATACTTGATTAGCAACACCTCCAGTAATTACTCCAGCACCTGTTGTCCCTGTAGAACCGTTAGTTCCAGCTTCTCCTCTAAACCCAGCTTCTAACAAATCTGTTGTTATTTGATTTAAAAAATTTAAATAGTTAATTCGTTTTGTAAGTCTATTATCAACAATTACAAAAGTTGTAGCATCTGTAACGTTTGTAATAGTTGGTAGCAGTGTAATATTTGGCATTTTTAATATCCTTCTAGAGGTTCTCCGTTTTCGTCTGTTAAAGCATTGCTATTTTCAAGGAGCACTTTATCTCCTCCATAGAAATATATGTCAGGTAGCTCTGCGGTTCTTGAACGTAAGAAATTAGCTTGAGTAGAAGTACTTGTTAACAACGATGTTGCTTCTGTTCCTGTCCACAATGCGCCTTCTTTCTTAACTATAGTTATTCTTGTTCCAGTTGTAATTTCTTCAGCAATATTTAATGTAATTCTTGTTGGTTCAATGAAAGTCAACGGCCATGCTATATTAATTGAAGTTGCAAAGCCGACACCCCAGCCGTTAAACAAAACATTATGTCCTGAATAAATGACTGTATATCTAGCGCCACTAGCATCTTGCATAATCCATCCAGGTTGTATCTGCATTGTAGCTGTAGTTTCAGGGAGCACCCAACCTGAACCTGTAGGGGGTGTGCCGCCAGTTACATCTGTAATAACTGGGACAGTCACTAGCGTATTCATGGTAAATTCGGGAGGATAGACTATTGTGCTATTTACAGAATCATAGTAAGAAATAGATCTATCATGCACACTTAAAGATGTTTTTCTTAACGGACGGCCGCCATAATAAACTTCAATCTGATCTACAGCGTTTGTAAGAGTTGAGAATGTAATTCCGTCTCCTGCATGAGTAGAAGAAGTCACTGAGAACGTAGATGTATTAGTTACTTCACTGATAAGATACGTAGTAGTATTTGAACTAGGAATATGTTGTGTCAAACTATAATCAATGGTTGGAATACTTTGACGTATACTCTGGTCAATAACTGTGGTACCAATGTCAGAAAACTTTGCAGGTCCTGTGCCTAAAGTTGATCGGCGAAGTCCACTTAATATATTTCCATTTTTAGCAGTGTATTCAATGCGTTCACTGTCAATGTAAACAACGCCTGGTAAGTTTCTTCCAGGGTTAGGTTGTAATAAATGATCACCATCCTCTACGTAAATCTCATTGTCAGTATATTGCAACGGTTGCGCTAATTTTGTAGAGAAATATTCTGACAATCGTCTAAACTGTTGTCTACCAAACATGTCTTTAAAGATCTTATATCCTAACACTTTACTTCCATACGATGGGGGATTAATTACAACAACTACAATGTCATCGTTTTCTTCAATGTTAACAAATTCTGATAATTCAATAGTTCTCATATCTTCAAGAAGCATGTAATCAAATCCAGCAATTAATGGTTTGTTAGCTACCGTTACCCATACATAATTTTCATTAATTGCAGGGTATGTTAATATTAAAAGATCGTTGGCACTAAATCGTTCAGTTCTCATCATCATATTATCATGATCAGTAAATGAAGTTACTTTAATAGTTGCAGATGTTACCGGAGCTGTTAACTGTAATGTATTACCAGTTACCATATAGTCATAGTCAACTAATGATATAATTGCAATAGCATCGCCGTTAATAATTCCAGGTTTAACTAATGTAATCTCACGTGATAGTCCATTTACAGTAAAGTCATAACCAGGTCGTAGTTCAATTCCGTTAAGGTATACCTTAACATTATCTAATGTGTATGTACGAGGTAGATCAGAATTTTTAGGATCAATCGGATAATTCATTTTACCATTTAGGATTTTATAATAACTTGCCCAAGGTGGTAACATTCTATATCTAGTAGAACCTGATGTTTTCTCAACTATAACTTGTTCGCTAACAGGTTCAATTCCTCCAGGAGCACTATCAAGAATTAACTCAGAAGTAGCAGTAGATCCAATACTAAAGAATTGTTCATGTACTCTATTAAATTTAGGATAAGGAGTATCAAAGAACCACACTTGTAAATTATATGTATTACTGACTAATCCGTTAACAGTAATCATTGCTCGATTATTAACAGAACTAGTCGGAGTTAGAACATATCCTGATACACTTATGTCATTAGGTGACACTGACGGAGATATTTCAAATTCATTTAACAATACATACACGCTCTGAACTTCGTCAAAAGGTAACAAGCTAGATACTGATATTGTTCCAGTGTTAGTTTCGCTAAGGATTTCAGCTGCTACATAATTACTGTCTACAATAACATCAGAGCCCGCTGTAACAAAAGAATATCCTACTAAGGTCGTTCCAGTTTGCGAATTAACAGAAATAGTATTGCCAAATATTGAATAAACTTCACGGTTGTTCGGAGTAAAAGATCCTTCATTGGTAACTCTTTCAAATGGTCTTCCGTTAGCCTGTACTCTAAATCCTAATGGGGTATCGGGTAACCAAGATAACGTAGCTCTTGTTATTCCGTCAGCTCCTGCAACAAATGCTCCAGATACTACCATAGGGCTCGATGGAGGTTCATCAACTGTGTATACATTAATACCAATACTATCTCGAACATGCCCCGGTACGCATTCTTCCGGAGCATAACTGTCAACTGAATTTAAAAAGTTGTTACCGTCAATGACAATATCTTCTGGTTTGTAACCTATAGACGTATCTAATAAAGTTCCTCCGTTTATTGCACTATCTAAACTATTGTAATTAGTGTTATAAGAATAGAATTCTAATTCAGTGGCTCCAAATAATCTAACGTTTAGATCTCCAGATATTGTAGTTGTTGAATTAGCATGCCTTAAAGAAACTGTAGCCCGATCTAACCCATCAATTGAATTAGAAATACTGTACCAAACTGTATCAGTACTAGTAGAAAGTACTTCTACAGGGTGTGTGCTCAATGATACTTCTGCTCGAATAACATCATCAAATGGTGCAAAAGTCTGAACTGTCGCAACATCAGTATTTGAAAAACTGCCAGTAACGCTGTCTAATAATTTATTAGATGCAGTCAATCTTCTAATGATGCTAGATAATCTAAAAGCTGCTCCTGATTGTAATGTGGTAGCAGTACTGCTTAATTCCAATTGTGAAAATGCTTCAACGTAATTACTTGTGCATTTTTCCACTCTAAGAGCTTGATTAAACCCAGGGTCTAAACTAGCAATAGCAATTCCTTGAGAAGTACTAGTTGTACCACTTAAAGTTACTGTCGGTATGGAGGTGTATCCCATACCTGTAATATCCATTACTATCTGTGTTACAGTAAACCCGTTTTGTATAGCATGGGCTGTTGCTTGTCTACCACTAGGAAGATTAGGAGGAGAAATTGTAACAGAAACTAATGCGGTAGTCGACGTCGATACAATGGGCGGCGTAGTTGATACGCCAATTCCAATTCCATAACCAAACAGACTGTTAACTCCATTAACTACTATTGAGTCACCTACATTAATTGCATTATGGAACGAATCTTTTGTTTCGATGATAATAGTTGATCCGGAAGAGGTGCCGGTAGAATATATTCGGTCTATGGAAGTATCTACTATGTCGAGTGTACTAATATATACTCTATTTCCTACAACTCGTTCCACAACTGTGCGTTCTTTAAAAATTTGAGTTGATGTATTCAACGGTACAATAGTTTGTCCTGGAAAAATTCCATCACTTGATACCACCATAAAAGAACTTTGGTGTCGATCTAAATTGCTAACAATCTTAGTTAATGCGTAATCACTAACTGTATCTCCCCAAGGAGCAGTATCGTATTGTGTTCCAGTACTATCCCAATTAGGAGATTGATCAAGCATTAGTCCTTGTATGGATATTCCAGGATACTCTGCACCTTCCATTAGTAGCGGTAATTCTTTACCTGGCATTATATCTGTAGGATTATATAAACTGTTAATTCTATCTACAGCATTATACAAATCAATATGCTTGGTATAGGTTACTTTAAAAATTTGACCATATTGAGGTACTCTATTTAAGAATACAAATTTAGCATAGTGTCTAATATACCCCGGCAATTCACCAGAACGTTCTGTATTCAAGAAATACTTGTAACGATGATCAACCATTGTTTCACCTTCCCAAGAATACTTAGGGAAAGTCTGTGGTACATCTATACCAGTTTGAGAAACTTTAACTTGATAATACTCTACTGTATAATCAGACCCAAATACTAGCTTACCATCTAATAGAGGAGTAATTGATTTTTTGTCGGGACTTGCTAACCAAGTTAATGTAAATTTGTCTGAAACTCCGTCGCAAACAAATTCATCAGTTACAGATAGATTTTCAATATCGCCAACTGTAGAAGTCCTGTCAAACTTCATCCCAATGATATTCTTTCTTATTGTATCATTGGCCATAATAACTGATACCCTAGCAGTATCGTCGCCAATGTTACTATCAGAAATAGTAACGATTGGAGGAATTACATACCCGGATCCAGGATTAGTTACTAATACTTTAAATACTTCACCGTTTCTAACATAGGCTTCAGCAGTGGCTCCTGAACCAGTATCGCCGGTAGCAGTAGTGATAGTTACTGTGGGTCGTTGAGTATATCCAGAACCTGCATATCCCACTTCAATTGAACTAACATAAAACTTATAATTGTCGGCCCAATCTTTCCAAGGGCGTACTCCTAACAGCGGGTCTCCTAACCCAACAACTGCAAGTGAATCAGTAATTGTATTATAATACGCTGGCAAGTCAAAGTCTGTTATATCTAATGGCAATCCCTCAGACGTATTTTCTTGATAGCTGTATTTAGAAGTATAACTTCTTATCTTTGTATGATAAGGTTTAACTTCATTAATGTAATTTTCAAAGTATTCTTCGTTGTTTAATTTGTAAACAGGACGCTGGTTCAGGGTTCCAATGTTGTTGAACACGTTAACAAAAGAAGTTTTGAAAGCCCAGTCTAATAATTTTTGCTCAGTTAGTGCATATTTTACTGCGGCAAAGAAAAATAAGTTCCAATTTACTTTTAATGAATTGATAAAAATATTATTCTTTAATGCTAACAGAATGTAATATAATTCCTGATCCGGAATTTGATCATACAACGTTTCTTCAATGGTAGCATTATCATAGGCGTATTTTCCTATACTATAATCCCACAGCGAATCTAATAATTGTATAGTTCCTTGTTCTCTATAAACAATATCATATGACGGAATATAATTTCCATTGCCTGATACTTTCTGTAAGATAGCATATTTTCCGTCGCCTATATTTTTAACTTTTACATAATTGCCGTCAGCAATAGTTGTTAATGAACCTATATCAAACAAATTAGAAATTGTATACTGTATAGCTTTGTAAGAATCATAAGTATTGCTTACCCAGTCAACTGTTTTCCAATATAACGGTGTGTTGTATTTTTGTGTTTGAACTTTAACCCATGTTCTTAGAGAGTAATCAAAGCTATGTTTTGTCCATCTATTTCCATAATCAGAATTTACCTGAACAATAATAGTGTGAGCACGGACTGATACTTTAGCTAATACTGCTCCAGTCTCATCATTTAAATATCCGTCGCCTGCATTGATAATTGTTGCAGAAACTATCTTACCCTCAGAATCTAATTCTGTTAAAATTTCAGCCCCTGTTCCGATACCGGAAGTAGGAATAATTGTAACTTTTGGAGAGACAGTATAGCCAAAACCTGGATTGGTAATAATAACACTTCGAATTTTTCCATTTTCTGCAAAACATTGCAGTTCAGCTCTAACAAAATTAACTGTAAAGACTTCATCAAGTGCTGCCGAATCTTCAACTATTGCATCGTATTCATAGGAGAATAATGCCGGTTTTTCTTCTATCTTGTTAAGATTTTCAAAAGAATAATTTCCTACAATCCTATTTTCAAGTAATACAGAATTTGCAAAAGAGATTAAGTTACGTAATGCAGATAATCTGTCTTTAAATAATGTTTGCTGAGGACGGATTCCAATACCATATCTATTTCTATGTGTGAGATTCTTACCAGGTACTTCATTACCAAAACTGTCGTGTCCTAGTAAACTGTCAAACAGCTTCTTCTCTAACAGTGTATTAGGCACATTAGTATCATCACCTTCATTTAACAACAACCATTCTGTATGTTTAGGAGTTGTAAAATTATAATCAATAGTAATATTTGCATTAATTCTGTTTCCAATTAACATAGGTTGAACGTTAGCAAATGCTACAGCATTAGATGATAATATTTCAACAAATTTTAATCCATTGGCAACAGGATCTGCAATATAACTAGCAACCTGGAAGCTACTTAATCTGCGATTTTTAACATTAGGCAAAGTAACTTTATTTTTAACCCAGTAATAATAAACATTCTCAAATGAGCCGGTTACATTATTAAATAGTTGTTTAACTGAAATAACACTGTTATCTGGATATTTTGGTTGTCCGCTGATACTGTTAACCAGTCCCTTAGTAGTATCAGCCAAGGCGGCCCATTCACTAGGTAATAGATCAGATTTGACCCATTCGTAGACATCTATACTTGCGCCTGGGAATAGTCTTCCCCAATTATTCTTTCTATATACTTCATCACCTTGTTCGTACCAAGTATACTTGGCAGTACTTAGGTCCCACCATAATTCACCTACGTGTTCATCTAGCCAGTTAGTGTCAGTGTTAACAATTATGCCTGCAAGACCTATACTATATGTTGCAGGATCAAATGCTGCTTTGTATTTTAATTCTTGTTCGGCTATCCCTGCAATTTTACCTTTAACTGGATCAATAACATCAAGATATTCAACTATCTCTTCTTTCACTGTATCGATAAGTGCAACACGACCAATTGTTGATAGATCAACACTATCTTCTTGTTGTCTTAAAACTTTCCATCCTTGACTTGATGAATCAATTTTACTAAACATAAACAATCTAGAAGCATCAGTTGCAGGAGCTGGCAATAGATTACTTTGATTTGTCGGAGCTCCAACAAACACTTCGTTGTTAGTTACAACAACTGCACTTCCGTATCTGCTACCAGCCGTTATGGTATAGATAGCAGGTTCAAGTGTGAAAGTTGTATACGCAGTTCCCCAAACTTCAGTTGATGCATTTTTTGCATATATTGTTAGATTGCGAATACCTGCAGGCAACCTACTAGTATCAATATAAAAATAGTGATCTCGGCTTGGAGAATTTTGAATTGTTCCGCCGTAAGGGCCATAAGTTAAATCGTCAACTTGCCCAATGATGTAATTAATATTAACATCAGTGTGGAAATTAACAATAATTGTGTTTCCAATATTTGTTACAGTTTCGGATAATGTAATGTTAGATATCACAGGAGCACTAGGTTCATTGACGCTAACATTAAGTGGCAAAATAGCTACAGTGTTTGCTTCTTCAATAATCTTAACATCATTTAATTCATCTGCCTGTATAAATTTATTACCTATCTTATTGTATAAGTAGACTGTTCCAGCATCTGGTAGAGATTCACTAAACTTAGTAGAATCATTGTCAAAGGTTGTTTTTCCAGAATTATTATTTTCGTCAAATATTTGTTCACTGCTTCTAGTCTTACCTAAGGCACCAATACCAATTGTTTGTTCATCTTTACTAATAGAGATAGAATAACCAAATTTTAAATCATTAGTAGGCAATGGGTTGTCAATTACTTGATAACCAACTGTACTACTAGAATAGTGTGTGAAACTTATAGAAGTTACTGGACCAGTGGTTGCTGCACTTAAGGAGATTATAACAATAGTACCGTCAAAATTTGATAGAATGTCAACTGCACGGGTTCCGGCAGGTATTCCTTCGCCTGTAACAAATGTACCTAATACATAATACAATTCCTCAACATCACCATCAGTAGTAAGTTGATCGCCAGTTGAAGTAGTAATTGTTAATGTGCTAGTTTTCTTAGGATATATTACAACTTTACCATACGGCTCGTTTGTATTCTTAACTTCGGGAGCAGAGATTAACAAATAATTTCCACTGGTAGTAATTGCAATATCGTGCCCAAATCGGCCGCCTTCTCCAAACGGAGAAGCAATTGTTTGGAAATATTCTAAATTATTATTAAACAATTGAACAATACCAGTGTCGTTCGTTTGTCCCGGAGCACTGACAGCAAATCCAATTGAACAACTAGCAATTTTATATCCCCACTCTGCACCGTCAGTTAATGTTACTGACGACGTAGTGTATAACGGAACACCCCATCTTGGTGTTACAACAAATTCAGGTGTTATATTATAACTGTAAACTGCACCAAAGTTAGTAGCTGTCAGTGAACTTGTAGTAAGGAAACTAGGTCCAGGGGCCCCAACTAATAAAGTAGTAGAAGCAGTGTTCGATACCTGGTTAATAGATACTGAATGACCAAATCTAGAATAATGTGTTGATAGTCTGTGTGATATTACAGTTTCAGTAAATGCAGGGAAATCTTCAAGGCGGCTATCAATTTTAACAAGCCCTTCGTTGATATTGCCCTTATTGAGATTTAAGAAAGGAAGAAGATAAGAAGTGCCTGTACTCATGACATCAGAAGCTTCAGGAGCACCAGTAATGTATAATTTCTTTCCTATGTCATATTGTAAAGAGTAACCAAATTGTGTAGAACTTGTAGAACTACAATATTTGTTGCCTGGTTCAGTGTTTAAAATATAATCATACGTACGAACCCATGCGCCATTTACTTTATTAAAGACTTTAACGCGGCCCCAGCTGTATGTTCCGTCAATTCTCCAATCTGGAGCAGACACTAACATTACAGGACTATCATCAGATGCAAAAATAGATGAGCCAAATTTCTGACCAGGTGGTGTGTTTACTGTGTCAGAAACTGATGCAGAGTAGTTTTTAACTTTTTCGTAAACTTGCCACTTACCGCCGGTGCCTTGATCAATCCAAACTTTATCACCTGCATTTAATTTTAATAAGTCAGTAACCTGCGACAGATCTTCAAGATTATCATATCTTGCTTCTTCAAATCTATACAACGAACCGTAATTCAATAATTCTTCGTTTTCAATACTAGATAACGCAGTAGAAACTGTAAATTGATTTGTGTTTACAATAGAATTAACAACGTACACTCCGTTAACTTGAGCGTTAAATCTTACTACAGAAATAACATCGCCAGGTTGAAGGCCGTGATGACTGTCTGTTACAAAAGTAATTTCACTGGCAGGAGCACTAACAAATACTCCACTAATTTCAGCTAACTGTTTAGTATATCTGTAAACGGTCCAATCTCCGTTTTCTTGGAAACCTAACCAAACAGTATCACCTTCTTGTATTGCAGAATTATTAGCAATATCTAACAGACTATTTTTGTTGTAGGCAGTAGAAGTAACATCATCTGATCTTACATAGCCTGCTGTGGTTAATTTTAAATTATTATCCACCCAGTTACTAGCATACGAACTGATAGTATTTGTAGGAGAATAATCAACCGGAGTTAATAACAATGACGATGACGTTATATAATTAATTAATGGATTAGCATTAGTTGGAATCAAATCAACAAATTTAACTAGATAAGGATTCTCTAGGTATGTGCCTTCTTCTAACGGAAATTCAATCTCATTTAATGTTTCAAAACTTCCGTACTGACCTATTCTAAAGGCCCATTCTTCTTTAAATGTCAGGTCACCTTTATTAGCAAATTCTCCAGCTTTGGATAATTTGTCAACAGCATTTTTAGTGCCTTTGTCCTTAATCATGCCTTGATAAAATTTGTACTGGCTAATTGGATTTGTGAATATATTATTTAGATATGTTCTAGGTGTATATCCAGTAAGGTGCTGTGCCAGCTGTTGCTGACTATAATCAAAATTATCAATGTCAAGACTGTAAAAATCTTCAAACTGGTTAATTTTATAATCAAAATTGGGCAGCAGTTGAGGAATTGGTTTACCAGATAACTGCACCCACTCTGTAAAATTAAATGTAACGCTAGCAACTACTGTTACCAATGACTCATAGTATCTACCGTTGTAACGTACAACCATTCCTGGTAGATATTTTTTGTAAGGTTGCCAATCAGAAACTTCAACATTATCATATACAAATCCTGGACTGAATAAATCACCGTTCCAGTTCTTTGTTCTAAATCCAGAAAGTTTAATTCTTCGTTGTTTGTATCCAGTTTCTATGTCATAGATAGTGTCATTAAATACTGTAAAGTTATTAAACACCATGCCGTGTTCTTTTTGTACAGAATTTAACGTGGCAAAGAATAAACCTTCGTTAGCATCTTTGGTTTTAATTGTACATATAGTATCTTCACGAGCCATAGTAAATCTATCTGCAGGATAAGGTTTTCCGTCTGCTTTTAATAAACTATATTCGTATTTGGTTCCAACAATGTTGTCCACTACAGAATTAGGGAAATTGTATTTGATGTAATTTGCAAAAGGACTTAAAGTAATTAAGTTACCATCGGCCCAATTTTGAGTTGTCCAATACAAGAATTCTTTGCCTGTGAATTTCCAATTTAGCATTTCATTTAGGTCTGCATTAAACTCATCAAAGATAAATCCTTGAGTCTCGAGATATGCACCATAACCTAAAATAACATCGTAAACTTCTTGAACAGTAGCAAATTCTGATCCATAAGGAATCTGTGTTATCGCAGTTTCAAATCTAGCAGGGGATTGAACTGTAGCGCCACCTTTAACTGGTAGGTCAGGAAGACCTTGGAATAATGTAGGATCAAAAGTAGAACCCGCATTGTGACCTATTTTAACTCTGTAAAATTTATTACTATATCTTACTAACTGCCCTTGTTTATAATAACGACCAGTTGACTGTTCTGCTGATGTTATATCGATAGAACTCAGTCCGTTGTTTCCGTTGTTAACTATATTAGACCATTCTGAAAATTCTTCAGATACTCCGCCTACTTTTACAACTCCTGAAGAATAAGAAGCAATTGGTTGCAGTATTTCAAAGTAAGGATTCTTTATATCGTAGCCCTTGACTATAAAGTTACCGTTAGAGCGTTGAACAATAATTCCAGAAATTCTAGCCGTCTTAATAGGATTGCTTACATTTAAAATTAAAGAATAATCTTCAGCAGGCAAAACAACTCCCGGACTTGTCGATGTTGGATCGATGGAGTCAATAATAATTTGTAATTTTTCTTTACTAACAAAACCACCAACCTTGTGGAACAAATTAACATTAAGATACTCAAGGTCCTGACGTAACTTTGTAATATAGTTTTGATCTTTCTGTCTACCTTTTTCAATAACATAGGTACCAAAGCCTGCTATTTGATTATCATCTTCTCCCTCAATTATTAACTTTCTAGGGTCTAGATACAAATCATCTTCTTTATAAGTTAGTTGTCCAACACTATTAATAGATGCCCTACTAACATCAAATAATCCAGAACAAAAAGCGCAAGGATCTAATAGAGCGGCTGCGGCAATTAATGCAAAATGACAATGACTGCTTCGTCTCCACGCAAGTTCGGCAGGACTAAGATCACCAAATTTCCATTTTGATTTTTTATCTTGGTATGAATTTGGTGTAACTAAAAATGAATTAGGTGCTTTCAAATTGCCCAATGCATCAACTGGGATAATAGATAATAATTCAGGTCTTGCATATTCAGTAAGGTATCTATCTTCACCTCGTAGATATCCATTTCTTAAATCAGTCCAAAGTTTTGTATTAGACGAAGTGTATGGGGCAGACCCGTATTCTGCTTTCCACCAAGAAGGCTCTTGAGTTATTCCTAACATTCTCCAAGGAATAACGTTAGGACGAGGAGTATCATAAAACTGTATGAAGAGATTTTTCCAAGATCCAGAAACAGGAGAATTGTTTACAACATCAAAGCTACCTGTGTAATTCCAAGTGCGTGAATTTACTTCATCAAAAGTAGTATTAGTAGCTATATCAACTCCGTAAGTTCCAGCCCAACGAGAAAAGTCATTAATTAATATATTGTTTACATCCTCTGAGGTATAATTTTTTGTTCTAAAGGCGCCCGGATCAAGAGAAAGAATATCAAAAATGTCTCTGTTATATTGAACTTTAATATTATTAAAAATTCTTAATTCAAACTCAAGAATAATTGCATCTCGATAATCACCGTAGGCATTTATAATACTGCCGTCGTGTCCCTGTATTGATTGCACACTACCAACAGCTATTGTTGTATCGTTGAATATTAGTGGATGATACGCTGGATATAACCCTAATTTTGTGGGGGTAGGAGGAATATAACAACCTAATGTATTTGTATAACAGTTAATTGTAACCACATCACCGACTACTATAGGAACTAATAAAGTCACAGAACCGTCAATGTAATTAAAAGTATAATCAGTGTCATGTGTTAATTGAACGTCATTTAGATATAAAATAACTGATTGAAAACTTAATCTTGTTAGATCAAATTCAAATCCAATAGGATACTCAATATTAAAAACGTCAGTAACAGTAAATGTTCTAACTGTTTTATTCTGTCCATAACCTATCATATCAGATCGTTGATATAAAGATTTAAGATCTTTTGCGGTATTAAGATCTGTTAAAATTAAATCAACTGCATCGGCTGGAGATAATTGACTATCAACATTGACCATCGATCTTAAAAAATTCATCTTAAATTGATCGTAATGATCGCCTGCCTGTCTAATAGCATCAACTATATTATGTTCTTTCTTTCCAAAGAAAATCTGTGCAAAAGAAATTGGATTGGCATTAACTACCAATCTAGAACCATACTTGGCATAATCAGCCAGATCTCTTAGATTAGTTCCAGTATACGCAGAAATTTTACCAACCATTGTAGATACATGATCTCCTAATTCGCTGAGAGTAAGACTCAATGCTGATCCATTTAACGGGTTGTTTGTTAAGCCAATCGGGGTTTCATAATAACCGTTTCCGTTTGGAGTTTGATCTGTTTCTATTTTTAATACTACAACGTCATTAACTGCCAAGGAGGTAGATGTTAATAAACTAACATTACTAGAAGTAGCAGTTGTTGTTGCAGAAATTTTTATACCATTTACATACGCACTTACTGTTAAATTAGTATCAATAGGAGAGTCTAAACAGGTAACAGTAATAGTATTAGTAGTCTCTGTTATTGTTTGTAATTCTATAACAGGAATTTTATAATCAACAGATTCTGCCCAGACGTTAACTAGGCTATCGTTTAATTTTAAATAAGTAACTGCTGACGAAATAGTTCTACTTACATTATTGTTAATCAATGTAATAGTATCTACCATAAAATAATTTTTAAACAGATAACTGCCTGTTCCAATATTATTTTGATATTTTAAAGAAAATCCTAATATGGGGTCAACTACTCCGGTCCCAATTTCATACCCAAAAATTTGATTGCCTGTAAAATTATTAGATTCAGTAATATTAGTATAACTAACACCGTCGCTGGTAAACAAATCAAATAACGGTGGTTGATTTAATGTAGTGTGTTGTTGTGCATATACCCATGAGCCAGTAGATGCATTAAAGTACCAACTTGTTCCATAATATTCTGTACCAAAGTTTACACTTACCGAATCCATGTCATTAGGATTTGCATCTTCGGCGCCAATGAGGCGAAGCACAGGAACATCCCCTGATAGATCAAAATCAACTTGGAATATTTTACCTCTAACATCTAAATCTGTGTCAGCATTAAAAATAACTCTATGCCCTTGTTGCAATAAAGTTTCGTCAACATAGTATCCGTAAGTACCGTCAACTGTGCTGAATGCATCGGTAGTGGAATTGTCAATTAAATCAATATTTCGAATTCCAGTTTGTCCAAAGTTGTATAATTTTAAATTTGGTCTAAATTCAATAATAGGTCGTTGAGCTCTTGTATCTAAAGGATAGATTACTGGAATATTATTGATTTCAGAAGTAGATTTGATAACATCTTTGTGGAACCATCTGTTATATCGTGTCCACGGATTTAAGTCATCACTGGCTCTATTAATAGTAATGTAATCAGGAGTTAACGGTAATTTTTTATCGCCATCAAACGGATATTCATCAAATTGTGTTTCATCAAAAGTTTCATTATAAACTATAGCAGTTCGATCATACGAATTC